AGAGGCAAGCGGCGGGATTTATATTGTGGCGAGGTGTATAGAAGATGTTGTAGATGTTTTTGAAAAATTGGATAGAATTATCAAATGAATGTAAAGGAACGTGTTAAATGTATGGAATGCCGAATGAGGAAAAACAGGATTATTAGGAAGTTGTGTAAGAAGATTAGGAACTTGGAGAAGGAAGTTAAGTTTTTGAAAAAGGAGAAATGAAATGAAAGATTTAACAATGCGCCGGAAGATTAGAAGATGGAAATGGGATGGATTATCTTATAATAATATCGGGCGGTTGATAGTAAAAAATAGAGGTGGAAGGATAGGATGCAAGCCCGGAAAACATAAAGTAGTTCATATTCCAGAACTTGAAGAACTTCCGTCGCCTGAAATCAAATTAGGATTTTTTACAAGGATAATAAACCGGATAAAGGGAGTGTTAAAATGGTTGCTCAAAAATGTGCAATAGGAATTAAAGGGTTGCATAATATTATTGAGTGTAAGGGAATATCTTGCGGTCATTATGATGAAACAAGATTATGCGACCAATCAGTTGAAGCGAAAGTAATTGAACTTGAAAAAGAAAATAAAGAATTGAAGATGAAGATTCAGGAACTGGAAGATTAAGGGAGGTAGAAAATGCAGGGAGAAAAATTGACAAATTGCGAAAAGGCAGTTTTGAAAACACTTTCAAAACATTCCTGCCATTCTTTTAATGATTTATCAGAGGCTTTTATAAAAGTAGATTATTCGTATGATAGGTTAAAAATTGTTATGGTAATATCTTCATTGTTTTGTTATGATTTAGTTGAATTATCTGGCATCAAAAAAAGAAAATGAATGAAAGAGCAATAGTATTAAATTGCCCCTTGACATTTGAAACGAATCATTCTATAATGTAGGTAGAATTGAAAATGAAAGAACAATGCAAAGATTAATAGATAAAGCGATTGAAAATATGCAAACTTTTTTAATGATAAACTTTTTTAATTTAACGGGTTTACAACTGGAAGGTTATCACGGGAAACTTATGATTGAAATAAAAAACGGGAAAATAGATTATGTCCATACTGACAGGGTATTAAAACACAGTTAAAATAGGCAGTTAAGTTCTAACGCCATATAATCAGATGAAAAAAATCTGGTATATGGCGTTTTTTATTTTATAGGGAGTAAAAATGGTGACAGCAACTCTAAACGGAAAGAGGATTAAATGGGCTGGTAAGGTATGGAAGTATTTTAACAACAGAATAGTGAAAGATACTTCTGGCAGTTATCACAAAACTTCACATTAAATGAAGAATATTAATAAGGATTCACAAAATGGATGAATTGACAAAAGAAGAATTAAACAATATTGCGATAAAAGCAGTTGGAAAGGTTGCATTATTAATAGATAGATTCGGGAAAGAAAATAATTGTTTTGTAACACTGAATGGCGGTGTATATGTTGAAAATATATCATCAGCATCTGAAAAGAATCCAATAGAAATACAAAATTATGCCGAGTATGTATGGAAGATAGTCCTAAAGGGTAATCATATATGAATTCGCAAAAAACTAAACGTATAAAAAGAAAAATAATTGAAGCAATAGAGAAGGGTTCAACTATTATGTGTGCCTGCGCTTATGCAGGATTCAGTTCAAATACTTTATACAAATGGATGGAGAAAGATAAGGTATTTAAACTTGCGGTAGAACAAGCTGGATTGAAACAGGTTGGTTTAGTTGTGGGCGCTTTGATAAAAAGAGCAATGGGATTTGAAGTTACAGAAACCCATACAGAAGAAATAATACTTTGTGGTAAGGAAGTAAAGAAAGGGGAGAAGGGTAAGCCGGATAAAGATATAACTGTTGATATTCCTGCCAAAAGAATTAAGAAGATAACTAAACATTATGCTGGTGATATTGGCGCTCAGATATTTTATCTTTGTAATCGGGACAAACTTGAATTCAAAAATGTTCAAAGTATTGTTCATTCAGGCGACCCGGACAATCCAGTTAATTTATTGTTTACGGATGCGGATTTATATTTGAAGAAGAAAGAAGAAGAAGCAAAAGCGAAAGCCAAAGAAGAAAAGGAAAATAAGAAATGATAACAGTTCCAGTTACAAACGTATTCAGAAAGACGTGGAATTCAAAATCAAATATAATAATTAGCGAAGGCGGGGCAAGGTCAACGAAGTCAATAAGTAACTGTCAATATGTAATTCGTAAACTTCGGCAACGGGCTCATATGAAAATATTAATCTTACGCAAGACAAGGGTATCTCTCCGGCTGTCAACTTACTTGGATTTCATTGACTTATTGAAGCAGTATAGCATTTATGCTGAATCGGCGCACAATAAAAGTGATTTGATTTATACTTTACCTAATGCGAGTTTCGTAAGGTTTAGCGGTATGGATAGTATTTCACAGGTTAAATCAACTGGGTGGAATATTGTATGGTTGGAAGAAGCGAATGAATTCACGAAGATGGATTATCTTTTTATTACAACGAGGTTATCCGCTCCCGGAGAAGATAATAAGATATTGATGTCTTATAATCCTGAAATTTGCTGGATACAAGACCTTGAAGGGAAAAAAGGTGTTCAGTTTATATTTTCTAATTACAAGGACAATCCATTTCTTGAACCGAGTTATATTGAAACATTGAAATCTTTGAAGGATGAGGATGTAACATACTATAAAATTTATACACTTGGCAAACGAGCGAGAGCGGGGAACATTATATATGATGAATACATAATGGAATCAATATTCCCTACACTAAATGATAATTTTTATGGTCTTGATTTTGGATACAATCATCCTACGGCATTGATAGAAGTCGGGATGCAGGGCTGGGATAGTAAGGATATTTATTTAACGGAGCAGATATATCAAAGCCGATTAACAACGCCGGAGTTGATTGATTTAATGAAAGAAAAAATCCCGGAAGGTAAAAGGGATAATCCTATTTATGGTGATAGTGAAGACCCAAAGGCAATTCAGGAAATATATAAAGCAGGGTTCAACATCAAGCCTGCGGAAAAGGGTCAAGGCAGTGTTCGGCAGGGAATCACATTTACGAAGCGGTTTAAATATCACACTTTACCAGCAAACGTTAATCTTAATAATGAAGCGAAAAGATATAAATGGAAAGTTGATAAGGATGGTAATGTTATAGACGAGCCTGTCAAATTCAAAGATGATTGTATGAATGCGAAACGATACGCATTATATACACATCTGGCGGCGATAAGGGAGGAGGCGGTTGTCCATACAGGTTTGGACGTAAGCCCAGAATAATATGTTTGGAAGTAAATATAGAGCCGTTGTAAAACAAGTGGGTGAATTACAATTATTTATTAATGGGCTTATCGGAGAGATTGAAGAAATCAAAGGAACTTACAGAGGCAATCCATATACGACATACAAAAGTATGGTTGATGAATTGTCAAAAAAAGCGGAAGGGACAGCGAACTGGGGTAATCAGTTAACGCAGAATATAATCGCAATCAGGTCGGCTTTCATAATGGGGAGCGGGATAAAGTTCGGTATGAAAGATAAGGCAAACAAAAAGGAATTTGATTTTGTAAAAGAACTATTTGACTTCAATGATTTGGATGAAGAAAATCCGATTGAATTTTGCAAGGAATCGGAAATTGAAGGAAAGTTTTTATGTAAGTTATCCCCGAATAAAGAAAAACAGCAAATTGAAATCAGGCACATAAGTTATACGCAGTCCGGTTATAAAGTTCTTACGGAGGAAGATGATTACAAACATTACACGCAAGTCAAATATAAATATACAAAGCCGGATGGTTCTCAATCCGAGGAAAAAACTCTGGAAGAAAAAGAGTTTGTTTATAAGCGATTTGGCGGGAGATTAAATAAGGTAAATGATACACCGCCGAAACTTGGGGCGGCACTGCGTAACATTGAAGATTTGGATAAAGCATTATGGGATTTGAGAAAGATAAATCATTTATTTGCATCACCTACGCCGACGTTTAAGTGCACAGAAAAAAACGAAGCAGATAAATTATATGACCGGCTCAAAAAGATAAATTGGAAAATCGGAAAACTTCTTGTATCAACAGCAGAATATAAATTGGAAGGATATACTGGAAGTGGAGTTGAATATCTCTTAAAGGAAATTGAAGCGCAGGTAAAGATGGTTTCAGGAACGACAGGAGTGCCAGTTCATTTTCTCGGCTTGCCTGATTTACTTTCAAATAGGGCGACGGCTGAAAATATGATGGAGATGCTTTATGCTTCAACATCAAAGGAGCGTAAAACTTGGATAGGCGCTTATGAGGAAATTATAAATAAAGCAATGCTGATGGCGAATGTAAATTTTAATCAGAATTATATAACGGGGACAATAAAAATAGAGATACCATTTATAACAGCAGAGAAGATGAAGGAACTGGCGGAAGTATGGTTGCCTCTTTATTCCGGCGGGGTAATATCATTGAAAACGATGTTATCAAAAGTCCCGGAAGTTGACCCAGAAGAAGAAATGAAAGCGAATGAACTTAACGAAACAGAAGTAGTATTAAAAAAAGATGAGGAAGAAGAAAATGCCATACCCGAATGAACACGCAGCGAGATTAAAAAATCCCGGAAAGTATAAAAGATTTCGCAGAGAGAATGATAAATTCGGCAGTGGGATAGATGCAATCTGGGGAATAACACAGGATAATAAAGTTGAGTTACAGGCAATAAGATTTGACGCAAGTAAATTTACGGCGGCGGAAGCAAAGAAGTGGTTAGCAGACCACGATTATAGTCCGATAAGATTTGAGGCGGCAGGCAGGGCGCAGGATATGAGTGGATATGAGAAACCTGAAAATAATAATTTTATTCCTTGATAGGAGAAATAAATGCACAAGATTGAACGGATAATCGCAAAGATACAAAATATGGCACGGGCGGAAATGCTTTCTCTTATTTCAGCAAAGCAATATGAGAGAATAAAAAAGATTGATGAACACCCAGAATTCAGGGTCTATGCGATTGCTCACGAAGGGGAAGCAGAAGGAAAAGTGATTGATAAGGATGGTGTTGGAAATTATACAAAACAAAATTGGTTTAAGTCAGCAATAAAAAATCTTGCGGAAAAAATAAGTGAAGGGATAAAATTCTTTCATATGCACTCGGCGACAAGTAATTCAACGGAAAATAGACAGGAGTTGGGTGAAGTTGTCGGCAAGGGTTTACAGGATATAGGCGGGAAACTTTACGCATTGGTGGCGGCATATATTTACCCAGAATTTAGAGATATGCCGCTGGATGTGGCGAGTGTTGAAACGGATATTGTTTATTCAAAAAAAGACGGTAAAGTAAAAATAGATGATGTGAGGGATGTAACGGGAATTGCCCTCGGCAATTCTGCGGTAATCAGTCCGGGCTTTGCGGGAGCGACCCTGCTGGGTTGTGTGCAGGCGTTTGCGAAACAGAGCAGCGGCAAGAAAGGAGACGTTATGACAAAAGCGGAACTGAAAGCGTTGCGGGAACAGATTAAAGAAGCGGAATTAACCCCTTCTGATTTGTTCGGTGAAAATGAGTTGACGCAAGACCTTGGAGTGCAGGGAATGATTACAAAGGCAGAGAAAAAAGCGGTGACTGGCGAGTATGAACATCGCAAAAGAACTGACGATGCATTTGACAAGGCGAGAGCGGACTGGGAGAAGAAAGAGAAAGCGTTGGAAGATAAGAATAAGGAACTGTCTTCTGTAAATGCGAAATTTAAGGTCGGCGACGTGCTGACTGTGCTGGCGAAAGAGAGAACCCTTGATGAAAAACAGGTTGCTTTTATCAACAAGAACATCGGACAGTTTGAAATCAAGGATGCTGAAAAGGTCAAAGAAGAAATGGATACTTTCGTGACGGCGCAGTTAAAAGAGTATGATGAATTCGGGAAGATTTTTACTGGTAAGAAACCCGATGAAAAAAAGTCCGGAGAAAAAGGCACTGGTTCGGGTGATGGCGAGCCGTCGGAAAACGCTGCTGATTATGAAGACGGGAAGAAAAATGACTTCATCCCAGCATAACTCAAAGGAGAGGAAATAATATGTCTAAAGAACTTATTGCGAAGGAAGAAGAATTGCGTGTTTTGCAGGCAAAGATTGATAAGTGGTATACAGGTTCGGACTTGGAAAATGCCGATAACCTGAAAAAAGAAATTTCTGTTTTGAAAGAAAATGAAAAGCAGAAAAAGAAAGAATAACGGAGGTGAATTAAAATGGGATTTGAATTAAGAACGAATATTTTTGCGAGTGTGAAAATCACAGCACCGAGCGGGGGCTATGCAGCGGGGGATATGATAAAAGTAGAGGACAAGGTGGGCGTGATTGTTGAGGCGGCGTTGGTAACAAAAGATGCGGTTCTTGTCTATTCAGCGGAGAAGGTAGTAGTGCCGAAAACAGCATACACGGGGGTAATTTTTGCCATCGGTGATATGGTCTATTACGATTCTTCTGCGGCAGCGGTAACAAATGTTTCAACAGGGAACACGCTTTGCGGCAGGGCGCTGGAAGCGGCTGGAGCGACGGCGACGACTGTGCTGATAGATTTGAAGGGAAACGTAGCGGCGTAATTGCCGACGAATATTTCAGGAGGTGAAATAAAATGAAAGGGAAGATTATAAGAAACTGGGGTAAAGTGGACTTTGGAAAGTCCGAGGATTTGAAAAAAGTTCTCGGCGCTTTTCAGATGTTTATGAAAGCGATTGACAGGAATCCTGCTTTGCACGGAGCATATCAGGCATTCACGACGAAGGGTGATTTTCCGGCAGAGGTTCTGCAAATTCTGGAGAAATTTCACGCTGTTGGTGATTTTGATTTAGGATACGAGCAGATTTTTGACATCAGGGACTTCACGGGCACGAAAGAAAGCGGCTTTGAAATTCTGGATGTGTCTTCGTCTTTGATTTTTGAGAAAATCCCTGTCGGGGATAAGGTGAAAGTTTACAAAGCAACGGGAAGCAAAATCAGTGTCGGCTTTGACCGCTATGGTGGCGGACTGGGCTGGGACAAGACGTGGATGGACGATGGTAAATACTGGGCACTTGAGGACACAGCGATTGAGTTCAGGAACAAAGCATATCTCCGAAGAGCACAGGCATACTACGCACTGATTGAGGCATTGCCGACTGCGCAAAACGTAACGTGGCAAGCGCCTATCCCGACGACTTTACCGAATACAGACGCAAACTACGCAGTCATCAGAGACGTGAACACCATTCAGAAAGCGTGCGATGATATTCTGGAAGCGGTAAAGAACAAAGGATACGGGGTATCTGCTAATTCGCCTTTTGTAATTCTTGCGCCGAATGTTTTGAGACCGAGAATACAGAGAGCGATTGCACACCTTAATCAGCCGTTTGCTGGCAGTTCGGCGGCATTAACGTATAACGTGAAACCCGTTTATACTCTGATGCTTACGAAGACCAACGCAGATTACTACGTTGTTCTGCCGGGAAAGAAACTGAAAGGTGGATACAGGATGGATTTGACATTATACAATATGTTTCAGATTCTTTCCTATATTGAAACGATTGCTGGCTGGATGAGGTATGGCGGAGCAATCGGCGATACCGACCAGTTGAAGCGCTGTAAGACATCGTAAACCTTCTTTGAGCCAAGTGGAGAGGGGTAGGGGCGTTATGAGCGCTAATACCCTTCTCCACGCAGAAAACTCAATAGAATGATTATAGATAAACAGGGCAAAATCTGGGGGACGACAACAAAGATTTACAGCAACGATGCAATTTCAGTCCATTACCTTCATATAAAAAAGGGCGGGTATTGTTCTGAACATCAGCATAAAAGTAAAGTTAATTTCTTTTATGTTATCTCTGGGGTTTTAGAAGTTTCTACTCTTAATGGTAATATTGAGGACAAAACGGAATTACAAAGCGGCAGCACGATGACAGTTCAGCAGGGAGTTATTCATAAATTTCAAGCAAAGACAGAAGTTCATTGCATTGAAATTTATCAAGTATTCTTGAATGAGAATGATATTGAAAGAATATCGCAGGGCGGAATAAAAAAATGAGTATGATAGATATGTCCGACTTGCCGGAAATTGAAAGGAAAGCAAAGGAAAAAAGTGAATGTATAAAGATGTCAGATGTTGCGGCGAACTGGGCGGAATTAAGGTTGATGTCAGATATGATGAGAAATAGACAGGATATAATTACGAAGGATAGCCCGAATAATTTTGCAAATGTTATTGCCGATAATATATGGAAAGGGCAGCGCTGCTTTATTATAGGTGGCGGAGAAAGTTTGAAAACTTTTGACTGGCGGTTATTGAAAGGTGAATTGACAATCGGCGTGAATATGTCTTTTATGAAAATATCACCGTCAATTTTATTCTCAACTGATTCAAGATTTTACGAATGGATTATACAGGGAGCGCTTGGAGATTATGTGAAGAAAAAATTTGCAGATTATAAGGGTTTCAAGGTATGGCTGAATTTCTTTAAGTATAGATACCCCGACGCTGTTTATCAAGTAGATAGCGCAGGTGAAAAGGCATTGACGACATCAATTAAAGAAGGCATCGGGCACGGTTCAAATTCCGGGTATGCGGCGTTGAATTTAGCAATGTGTTTGGGAGCGAATCCGATTTATCTTTTGGGATTTGATATGAAAGGCGACGGCAACGGGAAACAGGCGTGGTGGCACGACGGATACCCGTTAAATCAGGGTGATACTATTTTCAAACATATGATTGAAAATTTCAATAAGGCATCTCTTGAAATAAAAGAGAGAGGGTTCAAGGTAATAAATTTGAGCGAGGAAAGCGCTTTGAAATGTTTTGATTGTAAGAGAGCAAGGGATATTAAGAAAATTGAAAGACCGATAATTGTATCTTTTTACACGAAAAATACAAGTTACGAAAAGGAAATAAAAAATCTTGAAAGGTCAATTAAGAAATTCGGTTTTGAATATGATTTACAGGGAGTAGTATCAAAAGGGAACTGGCGGGAAAATACTTATCACAAAGCAGTTTTTATGCGGGAAATGCTGGATAAGCACGAAGGGCGGGATGTTGCGTGGCTTGATTCCGATGCTGCGATACAAAAATATCCTGATAGGTTTAATAATTTCAAGGCGGATATTGGAATACATATTATTGACTGGTCTAAATATAGGAACAGCACGAAAGAGCAATACGGTAATGCGGTAATATATCTAAAAAATAATCAGAGGACAAAAAACTTTCTTGATAAATGGATTATCAAGAATAAAAATACGGAACATTGCGATTGCGGTGAAGAAGTAAATTTCGGGGAAGTGTTAAAAGAAATGGTTGCTAAAAATGAGATTACGCTGGAAGAATTTGACGCTTCTTATTCGCAGATATTTGATTTGATGAAAGCGGCGGGAGAGCCGACGGTGGAACTTTTTCAGGCAAGTCGGAGGTTCAAAAATGAAAATTGATATTGTGATAGCGACGTATAAACGGGAACAGAAATTAAAAAGATGTCTCTGTTCTATTCTTGACAACGGATATTTGAAAACTACTTTTTATAGAATTTTTGTTGAATCGGATTACAATAGGTTATTTGTTTTCGGCATCTGGAATAAATATATCAGGACTTCAACGGCGGATATTATATTTTGGCTGAATGACGACATTGAACTTTTCCCTGATTGCATAGAAAAGGCGGTTAAATATATGACTGATAATTTCCCGGATACTGATGGGCTGGTTACATTAAATCAGAGCAATATGGAGCAGGGGCGCAAAGGCGGTATCGGGTTGGTGGGAAGAAAGTTTGCGGACAGGTTTCCTGAAAGACGATGTTTTTGCCCTGATTATAAAATCTTTCACGCAGACGCAGAACTTCAAAGATTTGCGGAAAGCATAAATAAGTTTAAGTATGGAGCAGAAGCAAAAGTTACGCACTATCACCCGGCGTTGTATAAAAACGAAATGGATGAAACGCATATAAATTCAAGGCAAGAAAATTCAAGTTCAGATTTACAAGTTTACAATGAAAGAAAATCCGCTTGTCTTTTATGGGGTAGGGATTTGAGGAAATTAAGATGAGAGTTTTTATAACAGGAATTGCGGGTTTTCTGGGAAGTCATCTGGCGGATGCGATGCTTGCATCTGGGTATGAAGTGCTGGGGTGTGATAATCTGACAGGCGGATATAAAGAGAATATTCCGAGCGGGGCGAGATGTTATTTTGCCGATTGCACGGATTTGAAGGATATGCAAAAAATAATAAAAGATGTGGATGTATTATATCACTGTGCGGCGTATGCTTACGAAGGATTAAGCGTTTTCTCGCCGAGTGTAGTCAATAAATCTATTTATCAGGCGACTTCAACGGTGCTATCTGCTTTTATAAGGAACGGTGGCAAGCGGTTTATTTTTCTTTCGTCTATGGCAAGGTATGGGGCAAATGCAGTGCCGTTCACGGAAGATATGGAAACGAGACCGCAAGACCCTTATGCTATTTCAAAAGTAGCGAGTGAAAAATTGATTGAGGTTATGGCGAAGGTTCACGATTTTGAATACGTAATTGCAGTTCCGCATAATATTATAGGACAGAGACAAAAGTATGATGACCCTTTCAGAAATGTAGCGAGTATTTTTATAAATAGAATGTTACAGGGAAAGCAGCCGATAATTTACGGGACTGGGGAGCAGAAAAGATGTTTTGTATTCGTGCAGGACTGTATAAATCCATTAAAGAAAATTATAA